AGCTCCGCCTCGCTCTTTTCCTATTCATTGCGTACGCTCCAATTCAGTTCCTCCAGTTCCTCCAGTTCCACCAGTTTCTTCGATGACTACTAGATCCCATTCAGCCCCACCTGTCCTCGATCTCCACACTCCCCTTTTATCACCGACCACTGAGAGTCAACGCCACCTCGATTACATGGCCAAAATCACGAAGTATCAGCAATTACCCTGTTATAAACAAAAATCAAAAGAGTGGTTGGATCAAAGAAATAACTTTTTGACCGCCAGTACAATTGCGGCCGCCATTGGAGCAATGGGACCTGTGGCACGGAAAAATCTGTTGATTAATAAAGTCTCATATGGTGCCACTAATGCTTTTAACGGGAGTGTGGCCACTCATTGGGGGAACAAGTATGAACCAGTCGCCAATGCAATCTATTCTCATCGGAATCATGCCCATATTTATGCCTTTGGTTTGGTCACTAATCCAAAATATCCGGAACTCGGTGTCTCTCCTGATGGAATCACGATTGATAACATGATTGAAATTAAATGTCCCTACAGTCGTGTGATTGATGGACACATTAAAACCGAATATCAACACCAAATACAAGAGCAATTAGCGGTCTGTGAATTTGATCAATCGGCCTTCTTAGAATGCAAGTTTGAAGAACTATTAGAAACGCGTTTTTGGGATGACTTTGATTACATTGATGACTGTGATGAGAGTCATGATGGTAGTCGGGAAAAAGGGATCATTATGGCCTATTACGACTACGATGAACAAGATATGGAATATCTCTATTCTCCAATCGAATGTTATACTTCTCGGACACAGATGCAACAATGGCAACAAGAGACCTTAAAACGGTTCCAGACTGATCCTAAACGGTTATTCCTCTATCAAACTTACTGGTCATGTACCAGATATTGTTGTCAAATGGTTCAACGTGACCCGGAGTGGATTCGCCAATATTATCCGCTGTTACAAACTTTTTGGAAAGAGGTTGAACATTATCGTCAATTGGGTCTCGAAGCTCTCATGGCCGAAAATAAAAGTGAAAGTGACAACGAAAAAGATGTGCCCATGGATCCACCCGATATTGCATCATTTTATCCTCCCAAAACGATACTCTGTGGTGGTTCACTCACAACGGCCCTTCGTGTGGGTTCATCATCAAGTCCAACCAAATCCAAATCCCGCTGTTTGTTATAAACCAACAATTAAGATCCATTTTTTTGTCTGTTTTATTATATATCACAATGCAATTCGCTTCGATCGTCACTCATATCTTGGAAGGCTTGGCCATTACCGTGGCCATCTACTTGGTGGCTCATAAATCGCTTCAACCCAAAGAATTTGTCATTATGGTTCTGATTATTACAGCCACCTTTATGGTTTTGGACCAATTTGCTCCAGTGATCGCGGTGGGAGCTCGTCAGGGCAGTGGTTTCGGACTCGGATTTCAACAGTTTGCTGGTGATGGCAACACCATGCCTCTCCAGTACTATCAAGGTCAAAAAGTCGTTGAAGGAATGGATGATCCCGATGCCCTGGAATATTATGGTCATTACAACCCACAACACGCGAACGCCCCACAAGTAACCATGACTGCTCCTGATGCATCAGCCCCCAACATGGTGTTGGCCGAAAAAGCACAGGTTCCATCTGTTCTCTTACAAGAATTTGCACGCAATCCGTTCGACTCCCGCGCGGAAAATCCTGCAGACTATCCCAATTCAGATTAAAAATCTAAGAAAATTTATATCAAGTAATTGTATAATTCAACACAATGTCATTCGATTGGGAAAGTTTACTCAAGTATCTCTTCGAGGGTTTAGCAGTCGCCGTGGCCACTTATCTGATTCCATCCAGCCGTTTGAGCTATATGGATGTTCTGATCGTGGGTCTGACCGCTGCGGCTGTCTTCGCCATCTTGGATCAATTCTCTCCTAGTGTAGCCACAGGAGCTCGTCAGGGCAGTGGTTTCGCCATTGGATACCAACAGATCGGTATGGGACCAAATGTCGACCCAGTTGAGGAATCCAACCTGGAGACACCAACCGACCCTCTCGTGACCTCAGAGACCCCCGGCGATCAACCACTTCCCAAGGAAGTTCAAGCTGTGGTTAATGACGGTCCAGATGCCGGTGAGGCTGCCGAAATCGAAGCACCCGTCGGATTCGATGGTTTCCATCCCAAATTCTGAAATTGGGGGCTTCGCCCCCATAGCCCCCATAGCCCCCATAAGATGTCATGATAATTTCATTATTGATAATATTTTGCTCTGTCTTTGATATACAGAGCAAAATGATGATGATTATCGGCCATTATCTTTTGTACGCTCATTTGATTATGCTGGTTACCTATTTGTTAGGACCCACCCATTTGCAGACTCTCGAGATCATTTTAGTCGGATTAGTTGCTGTAATCACTAAAATCCTCTTAGATTGGTGCCCCCGTGTGAATTGGTGGATCGAACTCACACCATCGACACCCAAACGACCCTCACCACCAACACCAACACCACAACCTCAACAGGTTCCACATTTACATCCGCCCCCAAACCGCACACACATGTGTCATTTCCAATCCCGTCTCATGCCTTGGAATCGTACACAAAATGCACGAAGTCTCAATTCTAATTCGCAGGAGTATCAACTCTATCCTGGATATTATTCACAGGTCATTGTGAAACCGGGCTTCCATTCAGGAATCCAAGGATGTTGTGACCCGATCAACCTCAATGTTACACCCACGCTTCCCCATCCATATGGTTTTTATCCGACACCGACACCAACACCAACCATTAGCCAACACGGTGGAGGTGGCGATGTTCGTTTTTCAGATACTGTTTATTCCGGTGACCTTGTCGAACTGAGATCAGACCAACGGGACCAAAATGCCCATTTGGTTCTCCAGCGCGCTCCCACTCACAGTCAAATCCTCTTGGATGCACCGACATCCCCTGATCGGACCAATCTCTCCAAATTACGTCTGGAAAACCTCGAAGGATATGGTCCAATTCGCTATGGGGAGCAAATTTACCTCAAACATAACGCCATGATTGACAACAAAAATCAGATTCGTTTCATCAAGTATGGAGAACGCTTACAAAGTCATCAAAATGGAACTATCTACGCCCTTTTTAAAGCGATCAAACGAAATAAATATGATAGCCAAGCCTACCTCAAATATGGCGAACCATTCCTCTTAGCCTGTGGTGATCAGGAAGGTGATAAAATTTATCTCAAAATGGAGGACGACCATTCGCTCAGCGCGGAAGCCACCGCCGACCAGGCCACGATTTTTGTTCTAACTTTGAAACATCCGGTCTCGGAGACCAGTTTACATATTGGTCCCGATGAGACCTTATACCCTTAGTTGGGGGAACCATAGGTTCCCCCATACCCCCTCCTCATCCCTGTGGGATTTTAGACATTCATGACCAATTTGATGGCTGGATGAGAAAAATACCCGATTAGTTCAAAATCATCGACATTGATGTCTTCCCAAGGTTTCTCGCGAAGACTGTCGGCCAGTTTGAGTTGAGGAAACGGGTATGGAACACGTGTCAATTGTTGCCGTAAGGCTTCCAGATGATTGTGATAAATATGTGTATCACCAGTTGAAATAATTAATTCACCTGGAACCATGTTGACTTTCAGTGCAATGATGTACGTCAAAATGGCATAACTTGCAATATTAAACGGTAGTCCACAACCACAATCGACACTGCGTTGGGTCATATGGCAACTAAGCTTAGGAGGCAAGGGGGTCTGAGGGGGAGAAGCCCCCTCCACGTAAAATTGGACGAAAATCCCATGGCAAGGATGTAACACACCTTTCTCCAAATCTGCCACATTGTAGGTCGTCATCGCAATCCGTCGAGAAAATGGATCGGTTCGAAGCGAGTGCATAACTGACTCCAATTGGTCAATCCCTTGACCGGTGTAATCCGCATGGCAGCCACGATATTGAGCACCAAAATGCCTCCATTGCCAACCGTACATGCTTCCGATATCTCCTTCGCAATAATCTGTGAGACCCAGTTTGTCTAAGAATTCTCGAGTGGAATTCCCATCCCAGATATGGACGCCTTGTTTTTGCAAGATCTGATTATCTGTCTCTCCCTTCAAAAACCAGAGCAATTCCTTGACGATCATTTTGAACGGAACGAATTTAGTGGTCAACAGGGGAAATGACTGTGATAAGTCGAATCGAATCTGACGACCAAAAACTCCCAAGGTTCCAGTTCCCGTTCGGTCGTCGCGATGATTACCATGATCGAAGATGTCTTGTAACAAGTTCAAGTATTGAAACTCACCATGGCTCGTGCGCGGTTCGCATTGATATTCGAGAAAACGGTAAGAACATTGTTCTGTCTCGGAGACATACCTGGAGCTACATTTGTCCAATTGTAGGCCTCCTGTGGGAAAAACGAAAAAACGATCACATGGATACTCCTTCTCAATGTGTGTGAGATAGACCCGATGACACGAATAACGCTGGAAGATCTGATAGATACTGGCACCACCACACACGAAGACGTTACGCGGGTCTGACTCCAATTGAGTCAATAATCCCTCAATCCCCTGAGCATCAGCATAGATCACACCGGAGGAAGACGTGGGCGTCAGCGGTTGATGGGTCACGACCACATTGAGTCGACCTTTTAGGGGACGGCGTTCCTCTGGAATCGACTCATACGTGACTCGCCCCATGACCACAATATGTCCCGTGGTTAATTGGGCGAAATGTTTCAAATCTTGTTCAAGATGCCAAGGGATCCGTTGTTGATACCCCAAACCCAAATTCTTCGAGACTGCGGCAATCCAATAAATTTTCATTTGCAAAATTAAATTTAAATCGATCCAATTTAATTTTACAAAAATTAATTCAATTTTCACTCAAGCAGCGACCAAATGTAATTTTTTAGGATCAATTAAGACCTGCTCGACGAATCGTCTCACATCCGGATGGTGTTCGTATTTTAATTGTTTCCAATGGGACAGTAAAATCGGTGACCGCATCCAGCAACGGAAAGTGTAAATCCATTCCACCGAGTCTTCGATCTCATTATGATCCAATTGCTCGCAGAAATAAATATCGGCAATCTTTTGGAAAATAATGCTGGCCATATGATGTTCCAATTTAAGCATATCCGGAGTGACTTGCGGTAATTGTTTCAGCTTCTGGATTTCTTGAATTTGAGGCAAATGGGAATACATTTCAAAATACAAACGGTCCAGTTGAGGATTATTCATGAACAGTTTGTCAATATCATTGGTCTCATTTTGAGTCAGATTGGCATATTGTAATGAAAATGTTCTCCGTCGATCATCCAATTGATATTTAAAATTCATGACCGTGATCAAACTGGTCGTGAGGAGCAGGAAAACGGTCACCACCTGAATATAACTACTGACTCGCGACATGATTTGTACATCGACTGACCAATAAAGATAGGTGAAAATTCCCAAGAGGATCAACGCGGTCAGGCAAATATAGTCTAAATAACGATAAGAGAGATCGAAATGATGAAACATGTATATATGTGTCTCACATTTTTGGAAGGACGGAAATGGAACGATTTTCAAAAATTTGATGACAATTGGTTGGAAGGAATTTCTTAACTTATAATTATAATAACATGGCTGACTCGTCTCTCTTACTGACACCTGAGTTCCTCGCGCACTACGATGATTTTCCCAAACACATGACTCCTCTGGGAATGTTCGTTTTTCTCCGAACTTACAGTCGTTTTCTGACTAAAGAGAAACGTCGCGAGACCTACAAGGAAACGTGTGTGCGTGCCGTCGCATACAACATCAATTTGGTCATTCAACATCTCCAAAGTATTGGGTATGAACCAGAGATGGCCAAAATGAGACAAGAAGCCTGTTTATTATTCGACAATATGTTTAATCTGCGACAATTTCTCAGTGGTCGCACCATGTGGACGGGAGGAACCTCTGCCGCAGAGCGTTGTCCACTGTCCAATTTCAACTGTGCTGCCATCAACATTACTCATTGGGGAGATCTATGTGATCTCTTCTATCTCCTGATGGTCGGTACAGGAGTTGGTTTTAAGGCCACTCGCGAACTGATTAAACAAATAGAACCCATCAGGAATAATACCACACTGATCCACAGTGAATACATCCCATTACCACCGAGTCGTCGCTTGGAAACAACAGAACTTCATATGCTGGACAACGGGTTTGCCAAAATCTACATTGGTGACAGTAAAGAAGGATGGGTTGAGGGACTCCGGATCTATTTCAAACTGTTGACTCAGAAGGAATATGAGTATGTCCACACCATTAAAATTAGCTACAACAGTGTCCGTCCTCATGGAGAACGTCTTCGTACATTCGGAGGAACTTCCAGCGGTCCTGAACCATTACGGGAAATGTTCGATGGTATTAACAAGACCCTGAAAAGTCAGTTAGATCCATGGTTAGACCCCTTAATGGCCGATAAACTCGGATATGTGACAGTCAGACCGATCCATGTCATGGATATCGGTAACTTGATCGGACAAAACGTCGTTGTGGGTTACATTTGGCCCAAAATGCCACTCTTAGTATGAGTGGTATAGTCGCAGAGTCGCAGTGATATGGCAATTTGTATAAGAAACATATCATATGCTCTGTTCCACCCTGACAGGGGAGGGAGGGATGTAAAGACGCATCTTTACATCCTCGGCAATGCGGGTGAAAACGGTCAACTTCTGTTGGGGAAAAGACCGTCGGTGATATACATCATCGCGACAGACTGGGTCACCCGTGGGTAGCTGAAATGCTGCTTAATGTACAGTCGGATACATACATCCATCCCGATGGACAACTAAGGGAGATGAAAATGCGAAACTGTGGTCCGATGGGGATCCAGGGGATGCATTTTCGTCAAGGAACTTAGCTCACTCACTCGACAATGAAAAAGAGTGAGACTTATGTATTGGGAGTACGACGTTGCTTGCCCGCTGGTTCATTAGTCCATCTCAAAAGAGGTCTAGTTCCCATTGAAAATGTTAAAGTCCATGATCAAGTCTTGACCACCAAAGGATACAAGCCAGTGACTGACTGGTTCGACCAAGGAGAAAGAGATCTGGTTAGAATCGTCACACAAGATGGTGATTTCGTATGTACTGGCAACCACCGCATGCCAGTGCTGGCATCAACTTCTACTGGAAATAATCCGTATCATTGGGTGGAAGCTAGTCAACTCCAACCGGGTCAACAATTGATCTCCTCACAGACATCGATTGAAGGAGTCGAAACTTCATTACCAGAGGGTCTGGAATACCTTCCTCAACTGGATGAAAAGATGGCATGGTTCCTCGGTTGTTACAATTTCCATTCTGGAATTGAGAACAAACGGATTAGGAATGACCTGAATGAACAATTAAGCCGATTCATTCCAGACGCATCTTCACCCCTCTACTGCACACTTGATCATCTGTATCATTATTTGGAGAAACACAGTTGTCAAAAGCGCGTTCCTGACTGGATTTTGCAAGCCAAAAAAATTATTAAACTGGCATATCTCGCAGGCATTTTTGACGGAAAAGGAGACACACAATTGAGTGAAAACATGGCACGAGATCTCCAAATCCTTTTGTTTTCTTGTGGAATTGAATCCCGTCGTCATCACAATGAAATTACATTCGTCACCCAGCACTCAGTTAGGATGATGAATAATATTCCTCAATTGCATACACTCATCTCGATTGATTGCAATGCATCGATTTGCGATGAACCAGTTAATCCACCATGGTACCCAGTTGAAATCATTCGTATCGAACCCGCTGGAAAAGGTCACACTTATGACATTACCGTTGATGGGCCCAATGAAGCACACGGAGTCCACGAGTTCTTCGTCAATGGGCTGTTATCTCACAACACGGCGGAAATGTTCATCTTCGACCCCAACGACTATGAAGTCTTGTTCGCTAAATATGGACTCAATGGTTTCTATAAACAGACCGAGATTGAACATCACAAACAACTCAGTCAGGAATTGGATCATATGGGCATCAAACCCAAATGGTTCGACCAACTGACCGATATGTATGCCCAACAGGGCCATGCTCAACGCAACGGACTGACACACCGCCACTTGAGTAACAATAGTATTATGTTCACCCAACGCCCCGATTTCGAATATCTCAAACTTCTGGTGTCCATCTTGCGCTATGAGGGAGAACCAGGACTGATCAACGCTGAACAAATGCACCAACGTCGTCCTAATGCGGAACTCCTCAACCCTTGTGTAACAAGCGAAACCATTATCTTGACTGATCAAGGACCCCAAACAGTCAGTCAATTGATCGGTCGCCAATTTGTCGCCAGTGTTCGGGGACAACACTATTCCTCGACACCAGAAGGATTCTTTAAGACGGGCCACAAACCCGTCTTTTTACTTTCCACTCAAGGAGGATGCCAAGTTCGCCTGACCAATGATCATCCCATTTTGGTCCAAAGAGGTTCCCGAGAGCAATTTGTTCCCGCTAAGGATCTGGTGCCAGGTGATTTAATTGCCATCAATCATCGCCCCTTTACAGATCCATTTGTCAGTCTGACACCCGATGGGGTCGAAGATGTCTATGATTGCACCATTGAGACCGTGCACCGTTTCTGTGCCAATAGCATCATTGTCCACAATTGCGGTGAAGTCATTCTGGACTCATGCCAGACATGTAATTTAACCACCGTCAATCTCATGCAATTCCTCGAGACTGATTCCCAAGGACACACAATACTCAAGAAAGATGCCTTGATGGAAGCACAACGTCTCTCGGCTCGCGCTGGAATGCGCATGACCTTAGTCACATTGGAATTACCCGTTTGGGATCAGAAACAAAAACGCGACCGTTTAATCGGTACCTCGATGACCGGCATCAAAGACGCCATGGATCAACTCAATTATACACCTGAACAAGAATTTCAGCTAATGAAAGACCTAGGAGATGCTGTGCGACAAGAAACCGCGCACTATGCCAAGGAAATCCGCATCCCAATCCCTCTCCTGGCCACAACTATTAAACCAGAGGGTACCCTGAGCCAATTGGCCGGCGGTATTTCACAAGGCATTCATCTGAGCCACTCCCCTTATTTCATCCGCCGAATCCGAATTAATTCTCACGATCCTATGGCACAAGTGATCAAACACACCAATTGGACCATTAACCCAGAAGTGGGAACTCTAGGTGCCACATACGAAGAAAAAATGAAAAATGCCCGAACCTGGGTGATTGACTTCCCCGTGGCTTCTTCGGTCAAAAAGACCAAATATCAAACCACTGTCGAAGAACAATTAGAAACCTATTTCACTTACCAACGAACCTACACTGATCATAACTGTTCTAATACCATCTCGGTCCGTGCACCAGAGTGGGAAAAACTTCCCCAATTAATCTACGATCATTGGGATCAATATCTGGGAATTACCTTTATCTCCCTTGATGAGAACAATTATGAACTGGCTCCTTATGAGGAGTGCTCTGAAGAGACATATCGACACATGAAAACCACCATGGATGGTTTCGATTTCAAACTATTGGAACAATATGATCGAGAGTTGTATGCACCGGATCCCATTGACAGTAAGCAAGATTCAATGGCCATTATGCTGGATGAGACACATAAATCTGAATGTGCTGGAGGAGTCTGCCCTCTAAGATAAGGCGAAATACAAATGACAAAATTTGATAATGATCTCATGTTGACTTTGAACATGAGTTCATTATTGAATGGGACACGATACATACGCAACAATTGGTGTATCAGTCACATACGAAGTAACATATCAGAACAAAGAGATAATCAGACACTTGTATGAACATCGCGATCCGAAAGATATCGGATGTTATATCCATTTCACTCTTGTGATTCTGAGTCTGATGAGGTATGTCATACAGGCAACATAGATGATATGGACAACAAGTTTAAGATTGAAACCTTGTGGGAGTTATCAGAGGCCCAATTCACTCAATTTGCTAACCAACATTTTCAATCGTACAACCATGAGATTCATTTCCTAATTGAGATATTCAGGGCTGATGCTCATAATCTCATCCAAAGAAATAGTCCTTTCATTTTCCATCGGTCTGACGATCATGTTAAAAATATTACCGATGCACTCACAATTGCTCACCAACAATTTGTAAATTTAGGGGGTCCTGAAGAACGCATCGTAATCGGATACACATTCTGTCATGATTAATTGGTTCCTCTACCCTAGTCGTACAAGCTCTGATAATAAACGTGCGTCATTTCCTCCAATTCTTCTTTGGTTAAAAGACCTGGTGAGAGATAGTCTTTATCGAAACGGCGATTGAGATTGTTGATCAGACATTGATTAAATGAGGCGACCAGGGCTCGATCTTGCTCCGTTAACTGGATTTTGGTTTCTAATTCGATATACTTGGTGGGAACCTGTTGCAACAATTTGTCCCGGTATCGGGCAATAGTGCTACTAATTTCATCTTTATACGCCCACATAGGTCGCATTTGGACCATCTCATTCTGATCACAACACTCCAAAGTTTGTAATAATCGCATCACACGACCTTCCAAACAATGAACATTGGAGTATCCATTGTAACCGTCGGCCAATTGATCAATCAAGTTATTTTTCAACTGTTCCACTCGGTCATGGTTAACTGGATGATGAATCCTTTCCCAGACAAGACGCACCAATTCCTTTTCGCGGACATAACCCGAATGATAATAACAATTCATCTGTTGAATGGCCTTGAGCACTTGCATAGCATGATCTAAACGATCCAAATTGTCATCGGGACTCATGTCTATCATTTCAAAAATCTGTTGAAAAGCACTATCAATGGTAAATTGATGCCGGTCACAATCTTTTAAATGATGAATCACCTGAGCCGCAGACCGTTTCAAACATTTATTATGGACATTGTGGCGATCCTCGACCATGAGATCCGTTTGATCCTCTTCTGAAACTCGATAAATATGTTGCTCAATGGTCACTTTGACCGGTGGTGGTTGTTGTGATTGAAGATCGGATATCCGATGCCGATAGATTGCATAAATCCCCGCAGCGCAGAGGATCAACAACGCGGCGAAAATCATGGAATCTTCAGTAGTTAAATCATTGACTAAAAAAGATGACAATGACCACATCAAATGTGGGAGTTATATTTTCGATTGATGATTTATTTTCATCAATTGAACTTAAACTGCGGTTTTTCTTATGTCCAGTATATTTATAGATGGAACAATTACGCCTCTCCATTCAACAAATTATCCGACGCAATGCGAAAATCGTGCCACAAGGCACAATCATCTACCACAGCAACTATCCGAGGCAGCATGGCCCCTTTAACTATCCACAATTCTTCGGTCCCTACAAATCGGCCGCCAGCTATGCCCATGAAAACCCACAATATGTAATTCATCAATATCAAGCAAAACGCGATATTGTTTTGTTAGATTTTACTCCAACACCGATAAACTCCGCCGAGATCACGCGCCTTCTGAGTCTTGTTCGGGATCTAATTTCTATGTACAGTTTGTCACCTGATACACAACGCAAAGACTTGGAGAGTCTCGAGGTAATCGCCCTCTTTACTCATCTTCTCTTTGGATTAGATTTGCCGTATGATGCGACACAGATCAATCATCTGGTCGAAGATTTGGCTTCCGCCCGAACTTATCCAAAAACACAATTAAAATCCGATTTTGTTAAACAACTACTGAGTGTTGTTGAGAGTCAGAAGTGTCACCCAACTCGAATGAGCTTCAGTGAATATGATAAACTTTTGACCAATGCATTAACTTTCGTCATGGAACATTGTCAACTCCCGATTGATGGGATCTATTTCGATGATACCTACCAACCAGAGAACCGATGCTGTCAAATTGTTAACCGCGCGATTTCCGAAGAACGTCAACTTCAGACATGTGTTCCCAGCGAGTATATCATTTTCCGACCCATCCAATCCCTTACTTATCAGAGAAAATGACGCGAGAATTGTCTGGGTAAATAATTATATATATCTCTATGTTAACTTTAGATCAATTGAAATCGCGCTATCCCGATCACATATTCGTTCAAGTCAAATCAAAAACACGAGCTCTGACAATTAATTATTCGAAATTCATCATCAGCGGTGATATGACCCTCAGTTATTTCATCTCACATCTGATAACCAACAATGAGATCAAATTACCTCAAAATGCCTCGCTGATCATATATATTGATAATCTGATGCCCCATTATTCTGCCTTGATGAACACTTTATACCGCCGCCACAACCAAGGTGGCATTTTAGTTATCAATTTATGCATCGAATCGGTTTTCGGTTGAAACGAAAACATGAAATAAAATTTGAATCATTTATCTTGAAATCTATGATTTATTTTAGCTTTTCAAGATGAAGGATTTATCTTCGTGTTCCAATTACGCACAAGCAGTCATCCGCACAGTTTTCCGACACAAAATTGTCATTAATGTCAAGGAGTATCAAGATTGTGATGGATATGATCAATATGGACCCAAATTAGTCAGTTGGACCATGTGTGTCTACACCAAAAAGGACGAGATCATCTGGCGATACATTTTCGAGCGTGACGATAATGAGAAAAAATATCATTATATTTCACATAATCCGATCACACCTGATCTGATCCCGATGACATTTAATACCCAGGTCATTTAAAATATAGTTGTCTTGTCGTGTTTGAAACATGGATCTGTTGAAATGCGGATTTAGACAATTCATTCTTTTTGCGACGTAGGGTCGTAAGATTTTCAGTTCCATTTCCATCTCCCCCATCTGCTCTTTGTGGCTTCCGAGAGTTGGTTTTCATATCATTGTAAATCTCATCATAATGCAATTCGATGTAATTCAAAAGCAAATTCTCAATGGCCCAACGGAAGAATTTGAGTTGGCAAATCGCTGTTTCAATCACCATCGTTGAATTGTCAATCGGGGATTGATATTCCAACATAATGGTATCCCCACGACAAAAAGGGTCAAATTCCTTCTTCTTATACCCCTTTAACTGAGCCCGATAACTTCGATAGACCGAGAAGTCTTCCATCACATTGTTGGGTCGTTTAATGGAATAACTGACATCGTTCTTCTTTGCATAATTGGTCACAAACCAATCCACCACACTCAATGGTAAATTACGAGTTTTTAAAACGACCACTTCTGAAAAAATCTTAAAATTAATATCGTTAGAGAAAAATTCCAAAAGCGGGCGAGCGATACGTTGTTCGCGAGATTCAATAGAATTAGACATAGTTGGTATACTTACCATGTTTCTATACTTTTAAGTTTATTTTCAGACGTAACACAAAGTTTAATAGATCACATTTTACATCTGTACAGATCTCAACAAATCTTTATTTGTTGACACACAACCAAGGGAGTCTCGAAAATTTCAATATATTTAATCAGAGTGGGAACACCACTCTCCACCAGTTGATAACACGATTGATTGTACATGGGAATCAGGTAACAAACCCATTCCAAATAATGCTCAATGGCCACAACTGTCGCATTATCCGCTAACCAATCTTCCACAGATGAAACGATAATCTGACATCCCTGACATTGAATCGAAGTGTCTTTGTCACACGCAACGGCACTCCCATTCCTCGAGGTAGGGGGCATTACCAATGCGGGATACATTGCCATTGCGGGATACATGCCTCTCGTAGGGATCATGGTGATCCCTGTAGCAGTAGTCAAGAGAATGAACGCGAACAGACACGAGATTGATGGAGACATTGTGTTATATATAAGCCTCCATTACCGTGGCATTCGCAACGTTTTCAAATTTTCGGATTGGCATAACAATAGTTGCAATTATGATAACATTGCAACTCGTATGATCCAATATCGCGTGAAACTGCACAATTACATTCCTTTCGCTGACCACCATCTTTTCTGATTGTTTTTAATCCACCTGTGCGGCTGCACAATTTGTTAATAATTTCACCATCTACACATTTAGAGGCCGTGATCTGACGGTAGCCAATCAATCCAGAATTGCAACACGTTTGTAATCGAACACCATAATGTGCACAGAGATCCAACAAGGGATTCAGAATGGTTTTCTGTTCGTCTAACGAGGGTTTTTGCAGAATAAACCCAAATTTCGCCATTCTTCTAGTCACATGCCCATAATCAATACAGAAAGCGAAAATGATTTGATTGATACCCAATCCCGCCGCGGTTTTTACCAATGTTTCAAATTGTTGTAAATTGTCGCACAATTGACCTGTTTTATTCCGATAAATCACTATCGGATCAAACCGTAGTTTGACAGTTTGTGGACCAAATAAGTGAACCAATTGTGTTAATTGACCGAGTCGTTGTTCAAATGATGACTTGATGCCTGGTTCCAAGAGATCACCACCAGTGAGTGTAAAATTAAACATGTGCATATACTGGGAGAAAACTGGTTTTTCCTTTTCATACAGTTCGAGCCAGCGCGAATAATCCTTGGACCACCAGACGAAACATTTAACATCTTTGGCTGAGAGCGAGACATTTGATTTAACACCATATGGACTGGTCACTTCGATATAACCACGCTGGATAGCTGCCAAAATCTTGGGCATATAAAAAGCCGGAATATCGGTTCGGCGACTGGCTGAAATGATTTGTGACTTAACCAATTTGGCTGGTAATGTCGGGACAGGTCCCTCAGTAGCATGACACATTTCCGCAATTGTGATGAAACGTTTCGGTTTTAAACCGATTTTAATTTTAGGTTTGACTCCTGCCCCAGCTAGGTGCTCTGGGACATCTTCAATGTCATCAATGTCATTGTCCTTCATTTGTAGAATGAAACTACAATTCATAATAATCAGTTAGTCAATCAAATTTTAGATGTTTATCTCCAATTCAGGTACATAATTCGAAGAACACAAGGAAACCCATATCATAAAGACCAATAAGAAAATACACACTGCACTGACTATCTGATCTAGTTATGTTCCGCATTCATAAGAATCACACCACAGATACAACATTCGGCCAAGAAAATCAAGATAGCCACTGATCCAAATCGGATCACGTTTTCCTAATGCATGTAGGAGCGCATCATTATCGACAATATCACTGATATCAATTGTATCAACAATTGATTTCAACTCTAGATCGCAATTAGTGGAGTGAGTCATTTCTTTCATCACCGATAGAGTTACGGTAATCAATCGATCATTTTCAACAATTAAACCGTACCCATCTTCGAATCATCACAATTACGATCAAAATTAATCCAAAATTTTTATCCATGGTGTGCATGGGAAAATTTCCCAACCATGGTTACGTTTTTGCTTTTATTTTTCCTTTGTTTCCTTCCTCCCTTTTAACCCGTGGGACAAGAACTGTTTACCTTCAAACGAAAACCCTCTTTAAAACGACTGAGAATCCCAGATTTGCAGATTTTCGATTTTTCATGACTTTTTTGAAAATTTCCAAAAAAAAGTTTTACAAAAATTTGGATTTTTCAAAAAAAGTCATGAAAAATGAGAAATCTGCAAATCTGGGATTCTCACTTTGAAACTAGAGGGGGTCTACTTTGAGGTAAACCGTTTTCTGTT